GTTGTTGTTCTTTTTTTTTCCAAGATCAACTTTACAGAAAACATAATGGTTGTTGTTCTTTTTTTTCCAACATCAAGTTGAAGAAAAAGATAATTGTTCGATGATTTGTTTCTTCAAGATCAACTTTACAAAAAACATAATGGTTGTTGTTGTTATTTGTTTCTTCAAAATCAACTTGATGAAAAAAGATAACTCCTTGGGTGTTAAATACATGTAACTTAAACATGTATTTTTAAACTTTATCTTTGAAAATACATGTTCGATTTACACCTCTAAGGAAGTGGAATTATATGTATTTTTCTAAGTTTGTTAACTTCTTGGAGTTACACAGAATAAACTATTATAGATATATACATTATAATCTTTTTTTACAGATAGTCTTTAATTGGTCTGAGCATGTTGGAAATGGTCTCTGTTTCTACACATGCAAGACAAGCACATTTATCACAAAGACCATACCCAATCAACACTTTACCAGAATTTGTTGTAACCATCGTTGAAATATACTCTATGTCTTTACTTTGTAAGTAATAAGGCATACTTATAGCGATGGGAACATAATCTTTATCTAGTTTGATAAATCGATGTAAATAACGCCTACCCCCATGATGTTTGTAATATACTTGATGGATAACTAACAGATATCCATCTTCAAAAGCAATTGGTCCTCCAGAACCTCTAAATTCTCCGCTCCTAATGGGTAATTGTGTTTGTGAAAGAGGTTTAGCTACACCATTTTCCAAGTCAATTTCAACAATGGTGAATGGATTGTAACCGTATATAGCTTTTACCTTGTTATCTTTTTTGTCATATAATAACCAATTCTTTTGGGTTAGATGATCACCATAACCAGTGATTGGAGTTAGAGATGTATATTTTGGTGATGAACCGTTTTTACAAGAAATGGTTCCTAATGATAGTCTTATATCACCTTTAGGGTTGTTCTTGGTATAATTGGCAATGAAATGTAAACTTCCATCTTCTGAGTGATCGAATAAACGACAATCTTCAAAGCCATCAATTCTATGAGACCGCACCTTCTCAATTTCCAATTCCTCTTTTGATACTAATTTTGGTTTTTGGATGTATTCCCCTTCTTCTGAGATAATACCTAAAATATTTTTAGTCTTGAATTTATTTTTGGGATAAGGAGTGGAGTATTGATTAAAACCAATGGGATTGACACTCCAATTAACTATTCGGAGGTTCATATATAATTTTCCATCCTCACGGGATAGCAAGCTCGGGTTAAGTGATTTATAATCTTTGATATCAGATGGAATTTCTTCCATATCTGATACAAAATATTTCTTTGTCCATAAAACATTTAAAGGATCAATGTAGAATTCGTAATTTTGATAAGTGTAATTGAGGATCTGTTGTGGAACATGTGGATTGGTTATTACTCTGTCTGCGTAAAATCGACCTTGTTCTCGTTTATCCTCACCTACATAATAAGCACAAATACTAGACTCAAAATCATGTCTATATTGATGCCAATCCGGCACCCATCCTTTTAATTTTAGTGCTTTGTTCATCCATTTTCGTCCAAGTTCAAAATGAGTAAATGCTGTTTGATATTTGTGGTTCTTCATGCAATGTAATGCATACTTTAAATGGGATTCCAAAGAATTAGGATATTGTTTGACAAATTTCCTGATCAAGTGAATGTTATCTGATTGTAAAAAATCTATAAATTCTGTAGTGGGTGTATATTCAGAAGTAATTATGCTGAAAGATTTTAAACCTCGTTTCTTTTCTTGTAATATTGTCCCATTAAACACAAGGATAGAAAAGTCATTTGTTATCTCGTCTTTTATTGTTTCTCCTGGATAAAGGTAAAGATCTGATGTCAGATCTGATGTCAGATCTGACTCTTTTTGTATTTGAATGGTTTGAAATCCATGAGATTTAAGCGATTGTAGAGTTTCCTGAAATTTTTGAAGATCGCATTTGGTCTTATTTTTTACAATGATAGAGGCGTGCATTTTCAAATTAAACTTTTCTGATTATAGAATTTTTCTCGAAAAAAGTACAAAAAATAATCAAGAAATTTAAGGTCATCATATATACCTAAAAATGAGACGTATTTCAACCATTAGTCAAAATGGTTCTTTTAGGTCAGTGAGAACAGCAACACCCAAAGTAGGTAGTTATGCTAAAATGTCCACTGGAAATGCAAGACCATGGGCAGCTACTCCAGCTAAAAATACAGGACGCAAAACAACTACAAGAAGAAGAAAGAAAAAAATTCTATATCCTATTTTTGCTGAATGTTCAAAAATTGCTACTGATCCATTTTGGAAAGACAAGTTTGAAAAAGCAAGTCATGGTAAATTTCCCCGAGGGTTTTCTTATAACAAGGATCACTTAATTTACAAACGGGGGACTAAAAATGACTCGGTAATAGTACCTGATTCTCCATCTGAAGCCTACTCAGTTTGTGTATTTTTCTTTCATGATACAGCAAAAATATACTCGGATCAAGATAGAAAAAGAATTGAAGAAGAAGAATATCAAGATCGACTATTGGAACAATTAAAGGAGAAAACATGGTCTAAAACTCTTAAAAGACAAAAAGAAGTATTAGTTGAAATATACGTCCAAGAATTAAAGGAGAAATATCAACTTTCTATTTCTGCAACTCGTCAATTGGAAGATCTGATTAATGTGGGTATCTTATTCAATCATTTTAATAAAGACAACATCATCTTGGAAGATGGAATGATTTCAGAAATTAAGGGTTTAGTATATGATGATGAGAGCAAAACGTTTAAAACCACTGAAACTCTCAAACCCAAAACTAGTAAAAGCTCTTCTAAAGCCAAAAGGTTAGATCCTTCTCCCTTTCCACGACATGTTCCATTTCATAAAGAAAATAATGTTGTTTTCGTGGATGAATGGTCTAAGTTCTTGGATCAGACTATTAAACCCCACACTAAAAAGAAAGAAAGCAATCCCTCAGTAAAAATTGCCAGAGTAATATCACCAATTTCGCAGAATCAAATAGAAGATTACACAGAAAGCACATTTACTCCTAGTATGGACATATCCACAGAATAACCGTATAAAATATATTTATATCGTATATATTTATATCGTATATAAATATATACACTTTGATATGCTTCCAATGTTGAGAGCTAAAAATACAATATTCAATAAATAGATAAATTAATGCACGTTATATCAGTAAAAATTTTAATAGAAAATGCTATTTTTTAGTTATATCTTCAAGTATGCTATGTTTCATATTATATACATCTTCTGGTCCCACAATTGCAATTTCTGTCACAACATATGGCTCATTTTTTCTATTAACAAAAAGTTAATTAAATAACGGTTAATAATACATTTTTTGACTTAAACATCTCAACCTTTACAATATATTTACATGAAATGTAAAATATGAATCAATCCTAAGAATATATTTACATGAATGTAAATATATTGTATGCTCCCATGATATTTATTTTTCTGTATATCACAAAGTTTAATAACGATAACCATTTTTATAAAAATGAAAAAGTCAGCAATTTTGATTAGGTTTTATTATAATAATCCTGAGTGGAAATCTTTAGGTGGGGCTATTATTGATTTATATCATGCATGGGAACATTGTTCAAGTCTTGGATTTGAAATCAAGATGATCAACGATTTTATTGGAGAATCAATGCCTGATTCTATCAATACAGCTGTATTAGGTGAATATGTGGATGTGGAAATTTTCGATTTTTGTGAAAATCAAAAAGAGAAAATGCTCAACGCTGAAAACAAATCTGAGTTCAAAAAAGCACTTATAGAAAGTCTTCAGGATGTTGGAGATGTTTTATTTCTTTATTTTTATGGACATAGAGATAGAGGAAGAGATGGACTTGTACTACCTGATGATGCAGTCATTAAATGGGATATATTTTTCAAAATTATCATCTCTCAAGTTCCTAAAACTACTGAAATTTGTCTGGTTCTGGATTGTTGTTATCCTTCTCATTTAGATCTCCCTTATCAACTGGTGAATAAAAGTAGATTTAGACTTATAAAAACTCAAAATATACCACCTATTCAACAGATTCTTTTGTTTACATCTTCTGACCCTGAAGAACAATCTGATTCCTCAGACAATGGTTCTTTATTCACTCGATTCTTCTTTCTTCAACTAAAAGAGGTGTTACAAGACAAAGATAAATCTCTCAATTTGCTAAAATTTAAACAACTTATTGATGAAAAAATACGAAAAAAGAGAGGCAAGAATGCTCAGAAAGTTCATATATATAGATCTCACCCTCGTTTACCTCTTTTAAAATCATGGCTATGGAGTCCAAAAGAATTAGACTATCTACTTACTAAAAAGTAGAAATTGTAAAAAATTAAAAAATCTTTTGATTTTCAGAAAATCAAAAAATGGATAAGAACTTTATCTTTTTTCCATTTTTTAATCATGGTGTTTATTTTGCTCTAAAACTTATAGAAATACTTAATCATTCAATACCTAATTTTGGTTTATTCCAAAATAAGATGATATCACCAAATAAAGATATTGAACTGTTTAAAAAACAACAAAATGAAATATTTAATATTATGAATAAATGCGGAATATGCGATCTATTTATCGATTTATCTAAATCTGGTGAAGATAAATCTGCAACTAATAACGATATACATATTGACCATTTTATTATTTGTCGTCCTTCATTCATTAATATTCCCTTTGTAAAATTTCATAAGTGGAAAAATATAGATATGAAAACAAATAATCCCTTCTCTCAGAAGGACCACACAAGGTCATAGGAGAATCATATCTTTTTTGAAGCTCTCAAGGCATTCATTCAAACATAATATATATATATATATAATGCATTATATATATATATTTGATTTAGACAATAAAAGAAATCACTGTGCCTACTCCTTCGGAAGCAGCAAAAAATTTATATTTTTGAGTAAACCATACAACCAACCAGACAATTATAATGAATACTATGGCAACGACGATCAACATAATCCCTAAAATGCTGTCATTAGTTCGAGTTTCTAAGCTTCCACTCTCGCAAGGATCTGAGGGATCATAGAAAATAGTCACCTTTTTTCCCTTTTCAAATGCTCCTCTATTTGGAACAGAAAACTTTTTCGTGCACATATTGCTGGGTTGTTTACCAGTATATTCAACAGTAATTTCACAGCTTGTACCAGCAGATTTATCAGGAGTTATATTTCTACAGTTAGACTCTGTAATGGTTCCAGATACACTTTTTGTTCTTCTAAAAGCTTCAACAAATATATAGATTCCAAACCCACCAATAATCAAAGCAATCAAAGTCCCAATAACACCACTTATAATAGCTGAAACGCGTCCGAATTCAGCTGCTCCAGAGTAAATTTCCCCAATTCCATCAGACATTTTATAAAAGAAGGAAGAAAAAAATAGATATGTAAACTGAATAATACATGAATAATGTATTATTCAAGATCAAGTTTATGAAAAAGATAATTGTTCGGTGATTTGTTTCTACAATCTCGAATGAATCCGCGACACCTTTTTGGTTGATGTGGGACAAATATGTATATAGTTTTTTCGATTGTTTCTTCTCTTTTTTCGGCTTCCATCTTTTCAAGCTTCAGCTTCCCATTTTCTTGACCCTCTTTAAGATAGCCTAAACTATACCACACTCTTACTAACATAATCCCCATAGAAGTTTTCCCAACAATGGGTAAAACATAAAGGACCGTATTCAGCATCACTCGATAATCCCTATATTATTGCTGGCGACTTTAATGCCCAGCATACTACAGAGTGGTATCAACTGATGGAAACGGGATACTACGATGAAAGCAGTTTAGATGCAGATTTCCCTCCCGAAGATGAATGGAGACCTTCTATGTTGGAAGAACCTTTGAAGCCCTTAAGAAATGCGCATAAAATACATCGTGGAGAACATCTTCCCTACACTAATTATTGCTTCAAGGTGAAACGATCCCTTTTCGTGGAACCATCGATCACATTATGGTTTCTGAGGAAATCATCATAGAGCATGTCTTTGGTGGTGAAGTAGAGGAGGATCGATTGTGTCCTAACGAAGATGAACCTTCGGATCACCTCTTGATTGGGGCTGAGTTGGAATGGTAAGATAGTTTTTTATTTGAGATTTCGTTCAAATAAAAAAGAAGTTGATGGTTCATTGTATATAATTCTTATATACACCAAGGTCTTACAACGTCATTAAACGAGAGCACATTTGATTATTTTGAAGCGATGTATTTAAATATTTCATAGGATAGGTCTGACGTCTATAGTGATGTCTTTCCAAAGAAAGAGATTCTTCATAAGAAGATTTTCCTTGCATTGGGCCTAATTTTTAAAACTGAAAAGCTGAGCATAATTGGAATGTAAAAAGTGATATGGATGGGCTGATATCAAACACAGAAAAAATACGTATTTGGGGTTATGAAAGAATATGTGATAAATACATTTGTATTGAATACCGTTCTATTCACCTCAAACTGGGGCGCCTTTATAAGAATTCTGTCACAGAACATTTTTTGGTAGCATATAAGGATAATTCTTTTGAGAAAAGATGGAAATGGGCCAAAAATTCATGGGAAGATGATTACTGCTTTTTGGTTACAGATGGTGTTTACCCTGAATGCCGGCCCATCATTCATTCGTATAATACCTTGTGGAAGAAACTCTTTCGCTATGGTAAAAAATACGAAGTAGAAACTGTTCCAAGTGATGTAGTGAATGAGATTGCGAATTTAGTGGCGTTGTGTCAAACTCAGAGAGGTAACCCGGTGAGCAAGGAAGAATGTTTCAATCACCCCAAAGTAAGGGCCTTAATTAATGTTCTTTTTAGAGGTAAATGAGGGAAAATTCTATGGTCTTTTATATGAATTTTGTTCATATAAAATCATCACTGCAAGAGTACTTATAGAGTTATTTTTCCTAGGAATTGTCGAACTCCAAAGGCGGCAGATAGTTACGGCTTTCTAAATATCGTCGAATATTGTTGGGACCGTGTTGTAAATGCCATCTTTCCGTGTCACGAATGCAGGTCACCAACATATTGTAATATAAAATCTAAACTTATCAAATAATTAATAAGTTTTATATCAAGTTGATTCATCAATTAATCCTGACGCATTGAGGACAGTACCA